TGTACGTCTTATATATTCAATAGCCATTGTTTCCACATGATATTAAAAGTAAAAGGACAAATAAAATTAATGCTACATCTAATTTATGATTGTGTGGTGGAAACCTAAAACCTTTGTATTTAATAATCATTAATCTATAATTTTTTTAATTCTTACTCTGCAAGTGTCTGGTGTTACACAATCTGTATAGACCTCTGCCGTAACGGATTTACAACTTACCATGATACCCTCTTTTTCATCTATTCTCTTAGCAACCTTACGTTTTTCTTCCAAACATTTAGAAAGAGATGTAACTCCATTTTCATCATACATAGGTGTATGCTCCATTATCTTCCCATCAGCAGTTGTAATTAGCATAATTGCAAATACCATCTCAATCATGTGACCCATTCCCTCTTAATTTGTCTGTTAGTCCTTCTAAATCTATTACTCTTTCCTCAAGAAAATCTACTTGCAGTTGGGCTTTTCCTATTAATGGTAATTGTGTTTCTGCGTTACTTTGTAGTGATTCTAATCTACCACTAATAAATTCTATTAAAAGAAATGCCTCTTTAAGTTGGCTATCAATTTCTGTTACTGGAATAGTATCTATATGCTCATTTATTAATTCTATATCATTTAAAACTAATGCAGATTGTGTTTCTAGCGCAGTAATTCTGTTTGTTAAACTACTGTAACCAAAGACTGCACTTGCAACTACCATTATGATTCCAATTAAATTAATAATTGGCATGGAAATGGCTCGGTCAGAACTTACTGAAATTGGTTTTTCAGACATTACTGAACACCATCAAGTGTTGCGTTTACTTCCACTCCCATTGCGTCTGACCAATTTGCTTTAGCAGGTACTTTCACCTCTATCTTATGATATTTACCAGATTGTCTAAATGAGGCTAAACCATTATCATTGCAGGTTGTAAAACCACTTTGCTTAACTGTACCACCTGCACGTTCTCTACTTACTAAATTAATTTGACTAGGTGTGTACCCTAAGAAAGTTACATTTAAAATATTTTGGTCTGGTGCAACTACAATAGAACATAGTGTGTCATTAACTATGGTTGCTACAATGAACTTAGCATTGTTAAACTGGCTAGATACATCATTAATTCTTATAACATCACCAACTGTTAGTTCAGTTGTAAATTTTGTACCAGTACCATTTATAGTTGTGCCAGTAATTGAAATTGTGCCACTAGCAACTTTAGGCTCTACATCTATTACTGGATTTATGTTTGTAATAAATGTTCTTTTGCCATCTGCATATTCTTGTTCACCTATGCTTATTGTTGCCTCTAAACTATCACCACTAAATGTACCAAATTTATTATTGCCATCAAATGCAGAGAAAAACAAAGTTCCACCCTGCCATATTCTACTATCAAATGAGTCTGTAAATGTTTCAATGTCAGTGCTTATGTTATCAAGTGCCTCTAATGTTGTACCAGTTGTAAATGCACTAGATACATTTTGTGTTGCAACATCTATATAAGACCACCTATCAGCAGAATAATTGTAACACAATATTCTATCTGGGTTGCCATTAGATGAGTTAGTTGTTGGATATGACCAGAAAATTAATTTATTTAATGGGTCATGCCCAGATGTAATTCTTAAAATATTAGATTGGTCTAAACTATCATCAAACCATTTATCTATTTTGTTTTCACCTATAAGAGTTGTACTTTCACCATTAGTTTTACAAAAACCATCTTGAGACAAAAAATAAGTTTCAGAACCTACAGTTTGAATACTACCATGTGCAATAGCACCTCGTTCTTGTTCAATGGCTCTTATCTGAAATATTGATGAACCACCAACAAAGTTAAGTTGAAATATTTTGTTTACACAAAGTATAATTCCAAATTCACCACCTACTATGCCAGTTATTTCTGACGTATCAAATAGTGTTTCCTCGTCTGACTGGTCATTACCAATAGTCCAACTTGCATGATTGCCAATAGCTGACCAGTGTATTTTATTTCTATTTGTTGGTTGCCATGCGCTAACAACAAAGTTTCTAACAACTGCTGTATGCCAAAAAGTTGGTGGACTGCCACCTAAATTTGCCCATGCAGTGCTTGAATCTAATTGCCATACTTGAGGTGCATTAGAACCATTACTTGCAATAATATAATTACCAAATTGTGTAAACTGCCAATCATTGTCAGCAGGTGTACTAAAAGTTGTACCACCACTAACATCTGTAAATGTGTTTGCAAGGTAACGATATAGTTTTGTACTATCACCTGCAAAAGACGTTATGTTTCCTGCTGATGATTTAAAACTTGCAAAACCTTGACATCTATTGCTTAGTGCATTTGTACTGACTGGTGCAAGGCCTTTTGTTGGTTTATAACTTTTAAAACTTGGAACTACATTTCTTGCGTCTGTTAAACCCTCGTTTCTGTACTCTGGGTGGTCTGGAGTCCAGTCCATAAATTGCTTATAAGCCATAAACTATTCCTCGTTTACAGTTGACCTCATAATCAATGGTGCGTCTTGGTTGTATTTATTTTTTAAATTTAAAGCTACAACTCTTTCTACTCCATTGTTATAAAAACTTAACCATTCTTGAACGATACCTGCGTCAATACCTCTGATAAACGTATGTGAAAAATATAATGAACCATACAAATAAACATCTGCATGATTTGTTAATATATCATTAGTGTCATTGTCATTCACCAATGTGTCAAATTTTTTATAATAGTACATTTTAACAGAGTAAGTGCTATCTGGCATAGGGTAGAAATGTATGTTATCGCCAATAATAGTGTAAACCTCTGGTTGCCCTACTAATGAACCACCATACATACTAAATGCTGTTTCTGGTGATACATATTGCAATGTGTTTTTTTCACTACCATCAATATAAATACTTGCTACACCTAAAAAGCCACTAGGCAATGACTCTATCTCATCATTAACACTTAATGTAGAAAGGTTAATCATCTTGTTATAACCAGAGTTAGCAAATTTACTGTTAAAGTCTTGTTCAGCTAGTGCAACAAAATCTGTAATTTCATTTGTTAAATCTGAACGACCTAACCAGTTTGCTATACTGGATTTTAGGTTTGCAAAATTGTTTAGTGCCATTTAAAAAGTTCCCTCTGATGTTCTTAAATATGCCCACTGGGGGTTATTTAATTTACGTTGTAAATATTTGTGTTGTTCTTCACCCTCTAAACTGGTGAACATAAAACCATCTTCTTGCAACCATTGGTATGCAATGATAGTTGGTATTTCTGCAATGGCTCTCATAGACTTATCTCTATTGTAGCCTCTGCCAAATTCGTTTCTTTGTGCCTTATTGTGTTTTAAGATGTTTTCAACATCTTGGTATTTGTGTTCAATTAATGTTTGTGATTGTTCATCTGCTTTAACAATCGTTCCCATTTCACCATCATGCGTATGTTCGTATGTCTTTGCCATTTTTATTTATAATTTTTGTATTCCCAATTTACTTTTTGTAAATTTAATTGAGGTTTATTTAGGTCAGTTATATGTCCACAATTCCAGTTTTCATGCTCTTTAAAAAAATCTGGTGTAACTTTCCACAATGCAGTTGCTAAATTATATCGAGTACCTTGATATATAGTTGATACTCTATGTAATTGTGCGGAGTCAATTAAGACCATTCTGTTTTCTACTGCTTTAATTCTTTCTATTTCGTTATTGTCAATACACCTTGCAGATTTTTGTGAGTCTTCTAATCCATTTCTATTTTTGTAAGGTGCAATTTCTAAAAACCCACCTTTACAATCAGCAGAAACTTTAGGGTAATAAAGTAAACTTTGTTCAGAAATCCAATAATTATCACTAAAATAATAATACTCACCAGTATCTTGGTGCCATTCTAAAAATCCACCAGAGTTTATAACCCTAGACCAATATTCAAAACCACCATTGGGGTATTCAGTTGGGTCAATATAGTCTTGCCACAATAATTGTATAACTTCTTCAACTTTATTTCTTGGTTCTTCATTCCACCAACCACACCAGTAATTATATTGTGGCATAGTTTTATAACTTAAATGTTCAGTTAAATCGTAATTTAAGTTAAGAACATTGTCCTTAACAATCATAAATAAACTAAAAAATTTAAGTAATCTAAAATAGGTGCATATTTCCAACCAAATCCAAATAGAAAATTGGCAACATATATAAACCCATTAATAATTATTATTTTAGTTCCTAAGAATACAAATATTACAAATAAAATTGTATTAGTTAATCCGTAATTTTTGTGAAAGTTAATTAATTTTCTTAGTAGAGGAAAATTCCATTTCATATTTGTTTTATGTTATCTTCTTTTTTATCTTTATGTAGTGGGTGTTGCCACGCATTGTAATAATCCCATTTTTCAATTTGTCTGCATGAGTAAGGTGCTAAATGATTATGGTATCTTTTTTCAAATGCCTCATAGATAGGCACTTCACCAATATTAAATTTTTTTCTAACTTCTTCTAAATCACTTTCTATAAAATCTAATGGGCTATGTATTCCTAATTCTTTTTTACATTTTTTTAGATTTGCTTTACACTCTTTGTAAACTTTCCAAACACCTCTGTAATCACCAGTTTTTTTTGCTACTGACAACATAACAACAAAACCAATTATTTGTGATGGTTTGTAATCTAAAAGGTGTCCAGTTACTTCTTGTATTAAACCCTCACCTAAAGCATGAGTATTGTATTTAAACAAGGTATGTAAAATATCATGTGTAATTACTACATGACGTGATAAGTTTGTTCTTACAACATCAAGACGAGATTTCACTTCGTCATCTTTAAATCTTTGGTTGTATAAAACTTCAAGTCCAAGATTGCGTACAATTTTATAATATTCTGCACCGACTGTATTAGATGGTAAAGATGATAAATAATCCATATCCATTAACTTAGGTAAAACTGTTTTTTCAACGTACTCTTTATCGTTGTGTTTTCTACCCCATACAACATCTTGACCTAAAGTTGTTTGAGTAGCTTTATTCATCATCATCAAACCAAATGGAAATTGCATTTCTCTATATAATGTTGTGACTGGAATACCGAGTTTATCTTCTTCCATTTGTTCCTCAGATTTATTGTATATCTGAACAATGTCATTTAATGACTTTCCAATTTTATATAAATTCCACATTAGATTACTAATTTTATAATTCTTGCAGGTATGTCGCTTTCATTTTTTATTGAAACTGAAATGCTTTTTAATTGTCTTAATTCGTTTTGTTCTATGTTAGAACTTGCTATTGAACAATCAGCAGAAAATAAAAGGTAATTATCGCCATCAGATTTATTTATTGTTTTTGTTTCACCAACATTAATGTCAATAATTTTTAAATCATAGGGTTTATCAGATATAAAACAAAACAACCTAGTATCATCTTCTTTAGCCATGATGTCGGTTTTTGTTGCTAATGCCCAACCATTTGCTTTAGGGCTAAATTCATCATAATCAGCACCAAAATTATAAGTTGTAATTAATTCTTTATTTGCGATTGCGTCTGGTGTTGACGTTTGATTATAATTACCAGAACGTATTTTATCATTACTTGTTAAATCTTTATATCTATCTATATCAGCAGTTGTAATATCACCATCATTATCCCAATATTGTTTGTATTCAACAGAACCTTTTAACAATATTAAATTGTTGGGTGTTTTAAAAATTTTAGAACTTTGTGTATCGTAAGTTAAATTATCACCATCAACATTATCACTTAAATTAATTCGTTGTATTAAATCAAATTTATTACCAGAATTTATTGTAATTTCTGATTCATTAAAATAATGTTTTTTAATTGCGTTAAAATCGTATCTCATTATATATCTGTTACCTCAGTTTCTTCTTCATCATGTTTTTTAATAAGTGTATCTCTATCTATTTCTTGTTTTTTTCCTAAATCAAGTTTGACTAAGTTATTAATAATAATTGTCTCGTCATCTTTTGTTTCTTTAGAAATTTCTTCAAAAAAATATTGTTCACTAAATCCTAAATTAGTAATCCATTCTCTTTCTACAGTTTTAAAAAACGTATTGTGCATTGGAACTGTAGCAACATGATTATTTCTTAATAAATAATTAAAAGACTCGCCCTCAAAATTTAATGGTGTCCAATAAGTAATCATTAAATCTTCTATTTTTTCTTCGTCATTCTCTATGTGTTTACAAACATCTTTTTCATAAACTTTAGTGTAAGTTTTATATTTATATTCCATGTTAATATGTAAGAGTAAAAGTAACTGAATTACCAACTTGTGATGTCATATAATTTATTTGTGCTGTTGCTAAATCAAAGGCAGTTCCACCACCTGCTGTTGTATTTTCTAAAACTAAGCTGTTAGCACCAGAACTTGGTGCTAGAAAAGAATAGGTAGTACCACCAACAGTCATACCTCTAACATTACCAGTAGTATAAATATTATATCCATTGCCACTTCCACTAAAATCTACTTCTATACCACTTAGACCGAGTGTGCTTATAGAACAATCAGTAATTGTATAAGAGTTTAAATTATTTGTAGTGACTGCACCATCTGACATACTTCCATTTGCACCTCGAACAGTAAAAACATTTTTTCCACTACCTACAGTATAAGTTTGGACTGTAAAACTAAAATTATTATCAGCAGTTGCAGACGCACCACCATAAAAATCATCAAATTGAATTTGACCACTTGTCGGTATTGAATTGTTTACTGTTGTATTAGGAACATTAGAACCACCTCTATAATATTCATTTATTGAGTGGGGTGTACTTCCACCAAATTCCCCTGCGATATTAGACAAAGATATTGCACCAGATGTTTGCAAAGCCATATTTTAATCCTCACACTTACAAAGTTTTTTTGTTTTTAATTCCTCAACTTCATTTTTTAAATCTTTGATTGCCTCAATGAGATAACCAACAATATTTCCATAAGCAACAGATTTATATTCACCATCAATAACTAACTCTGGTGCAACTTCTTCAAGTTCTTCGGCAATTACACCAGAACTTTTTTCGTTATCTTTTGTAAATGTAACACCTCGCATTTGAGATACTTTGTCTAAAGCATTGTCTATTGTTTCAATATCTGATTTTAATTTCTTACTTGAATAAGCTGTTATGTTTGATGAAGCTGTTATTGTACCAGTTACAGAAATACCACCACTTGTAGTTTCTAATTTCTTAGCATTACTATAAAAAAGATTTGTCGCACCATTTTCAATGCAAGTAATCATATCATCATTATCTACATTTGATTTAAGTCTAACTTCCGTTCCTCTTATTATTAAATCACCAGTACCAGAATCACGAATATATGAATGGTTACCATCATGGAAAATCTTTAAATCTTCACTTGCTCCAAACTTTGCTTGAATACTATCACCAAATGCTAAATCACCAGTCAAAGTACCACCTGCTAGTGGTAGTTTGGTATTATCAGTAGCAGATGTAATATATCCTGCACCATTAGTTAATTGGTTATTGTTTGTTGGAATAGTTGGTTTGTTTGACAAGTCATTATAAGAACCAGATGTAGCAACAGTTGATAGAGATGGTTTGTTTAGAATTTGACTGTCACCACTTGATGAGTTCCAGTCAGCATTAACATTAACCTCTGCACCTGCACTAATGCCATCAAGTTTTGTGCCATCAGTTGCAACATCTCTACCATCTACTGTACCATCTAAAATTATATTTCCACTAACATCAATTCCTGTAGCATTTGTTTCGACTTTGACTATTCCATTATTGGCTATTTTTACTGCACCACCATCAGTCATTGTTATATAATCTTTAGTATTATCTGCGTTAGATATTCTCATATCTGAACCAAGTATTCTTAAATAACCAGTTCCAGTATCTTGAATATAAGAATGATTGGTGTCATGGTAAATTTGTAAATCGCCACTACCACTTGCACCACCTAAAGATAATTTAACATTATCGTTAAGGTGTACTTCACCAGTAAATGTGCCACCACCAGATAATACAGATGGTATAGTTGCAGATGAACCTAAAGTACACGCAACACCATTAATAGTAATTGTTGGACTTGCAATAGTTGTTGCAACAGAAACATCACCACTTGCGTTCATGTTAGCAGTTCCAGTTACAGCACCAGTTAATGCAACTGTTGTTGTTTGATTATCCCAACTATTTGTTCCATCATAAACTAAGATTTGTCCTGCTGACGGACTAGAAATATTTGCGTCAGTTGCCTCACTCAGTTCATTAATCCCAGTAATTTGTGAGTCAACGTAAGTTTTTATAGCTTTTGCACTTGCCACTGTATCATCTGAACCAGAAACACTTGTAATATCGGTATCAACAAAACCAGATATAGCTGAATAAGGCACGTTGCTTATTGTGTTGTTAGAACCAGAAATAGTTTTGTTATTTAATGTATCAGAACTGGTTGCAGTAATATAGCCACTGTTATTTGTCCATTGAGATATAGAACCAGATTTGTTTGTGAAAGTTGACGTTGATGATGGTGTTACATAACCACTATCATTAGTCCATTGAGAAATATCACCACTTTTATTTGTAAACGTTGCAGTATCACTTGCGTATGCAGTTAATTCTGATTGAACATATTGTGTATTTGCTAATTTTGTTGAATTGTCATTTGCACTCTGAGTAGGTGCAGTTGGGTTGCCAGTAAATGCAGGGCTAGATAAACCTGCTTTGCCATTAAATTGAGTTTGTATGTCAGAGGTAACACCATTTAAGTGTCCTAACTCTGCGTCAGTTACACTGCCATTTAGTACAATGCTGATATTATCGTTGGGGTCATCATAAGTTACAGTCACACCACTATGTGTACCTGCATTAAACATTGCACCCACTGTATCACGTTGACCCTCTGGGTTTATACCAAAGAAACTTGCTAGTTCAGAAATCTCTGCACGTTTAGTATGATTTTCTGACGTGTCAGCTATAACTATGTTGTCGTTACTTGCAATTTGACCAGAGGTCATTGCAGTCATCTGACTAATTTTTTTATCTGCCATTTAGAGTCCTTTATTTAATCTTTTGTGTTTATTCATTGAACTTGTTTTTAATTTAGTTTTGTTTGGATTGCCTATTGATGTTCTCTTTGCAATCCTAATATGTTGAGAATAATTAAATGCCTTGCGTTTAGACATTTGACCATTGCTCTTTCAATTTGTTTTTTACTTTAGTTTTTTTCTTAGTTGTTTTTTTTCTAAAAATACTTGAGTAATTATCTCTAAATTTTTTAGAGGGTAGGTGTATTCCATCTTGAGCCATTACGATACAATCGGTTCACCAGTATCTAGTTCATAAGTACGACCAGACTCTAAAACTACGTTATCACCAGTTTCTTGTATTAAAATGTTAAAGCCACCACCAGAGCCATCATCACCTTGCAAATTAAATCCACTGACATCTACTCGTCTACTTCTATACCTTGCAGGTGAACGTACATTTTTACGTTGGGTTAATCTGCCACCTAACATCTATCTAGTACAATCTGTTATGTAGCAAGTGCCAGTTTGCGTTGCAAATTTTAACACTGCAATTTTCATACTCTCTGGTATGTAAAAATATTCAATCGTATATGCAGGTAACAATGCACTACCAGTTGTTGCAGTAGGGTTCTCACCTATTTCAATATGAACATCACATGATGAAATCACTCTGTAATAACACATATTGTTATCTAATGCTGATGATTGTGCTGAACTTGAACCTACTGATACAGTTCTAGTATTGCCTAGTTTAAATGCTGTTGGATAGCCACCTATTGCCATAATAATTACCTCGTTAATGATGTTATGAAAGCAGTGCCACCACCAGTTACAGTTCTAACTGCAACTTTCTCACCAGATGATATTCCAACAAAAAACTCAGTCTTTGCAGGTATAAATGCGTCAGAGTCAGTAGCAGTTGGGTTGACCCCTATTGCATAATGTGAGTCAACAGTAGTTATAATACGCACTACCATAATACCCTCTGCAATCGCAGGTGATTGTGATGATGTTGCTGACGTTGACATTTTGTCAGTTTTTTTATCTCTATATTCCATAAAATTTAAAATTCCTAAAGATAGCAGGGTGGCTATAAGCCACCCCACTATTATTGTTTATGCGTCTGTTAAATCAAACACTCCACCATTACCAACTGGGTTTTTACACATTAGTGTGTACTCAGTTGTTAATAAGTAGCTTGTACTGTCTGAAATTTTTGCGAGCTTATCGACTGCATAATCTCTAAGCACTCCAAGACCCCATAAAGATGGGTCAAGAACTAATAAGTCTCTAGTTCTCATGTGTCTTGCAGGTGTAATAGATAAAGACCCAAAATCACTTTCATAAACTGAAATTGATGTATGTAGAGTCTTATCTTTTGCGTCTGCTTGGATTGTTGCACCACCAGTAAATGCTGATGAGATTTTTTGCTTGTTGAATGAGCCACAATAAATTTTTGTTGCGTCACCACCATTATCCCATACAGATTTTACTACTGCTTTAAGCATATCCTCTGTTAAGGCACGTCTGTTAGATGTACTTGCGTCAGTTCTAGCATTTGCGCCAGTTCCGTTTGCGTCAGCACCACCAGTACCTTTAGATGTATTAGTAGAAATCCAAGAATTGACTCCTGCTAATGCTCTTGCAGTTGTAGTGTTTCCAGTAGCTTTAGCACCATTTTGAAACAAAGATGTTTCTTGGTCAGTTCTTAAAGCCTTACCAGATTTTGCTAGAACGTAAGCACTGTACGTTGACATTCCTGCATGGTCTGTTGCGTCTTGCGTACCAGATACAGCAAAAGCCTTTGCAGAGATTTGACACATATTGTCAAGTCTTGTCATGTCAGTTTGTGCAGTAGCAGTGTAATTCTCACCCTCTAACTGTTTGTTTGTTGCAACTGGTGAATCCAGTGCGTCTTTTAGCCATTCCATTTTAGTAGAAGTAGCTTTTGATTTTGCCAATGAACTCAAAAATGGGGTATCAAAAGGCGATATGTTAGAGATAGTCTCTGATAAATCGTCTTTTAAACCTGCATTAATTTGGAACGTATTGACAGCATTTGTAGTTATAGCCATGTCGGTTATTCCTCTCTTTATTAAGTTTAAAAAAAAGAATTATTACTCAAACAAGCCTTTTAAAATGTCAGTTGCGTCTTCGATAGAACCAGTCTTTTTAAACCTTGCCATCTTATCTTGTTTTGCTTTAGCATTTTTAGTTTCTTTACTCGCAACAACACCACCTTTTAATACTGGTGTTGCACCTGCAACTTTTTGTTTCAGTTGAGGCTTACGTTTTTGTAAGGCTCTATATTTCATGCCATCAGCAATTAACTTGACATACCTATGGTCGTTCACTTGACTTATTTCATCTTGCGAGAAATCTAATTCTTGCAAATAATTTACTAAGTCTTTGTTAAAACCATCACGAGTCTCTGGGTTCTTTAACTCTGGGATTGATAAATACATTTTTTTTTGTTCTTCTTGTATGAACTTTTTATGCTCATCATTTTTTTGTTGTTCAATGTAAGCATTTTGTTGATGTATTTGTCTTGCCCTCGTTTCCAGTTCGTGTCGCTTTCGCATACCCTCAACTGGGTCAGATTGCATTAACTCGTCTAAACCTTTTGCGTCAATTTGCAGTTGTTGTCTTGCGTATTGTTGCATTTGTTCTAGTTGTGCCAATTTTTCAGATAAGACTTCTTGTTGTTTAGCTTGTTCTTCTTTGAACTGATTTCTTTCAATCGCTAGTGTTTCAGTCTTAATTCTATAATCGTTATCTCTACTATAACCTGCCTTTAATTCATCAAGACTGACATCATATTCTTGACCTTGAACCTTGACTGTATAAGTTGGTTCTGGTTCTTGTTCAGATGTTTCTTGCGTAGGTTGTTCTGTCTGTTCAACATCAGATAACTGTTCACTTTCAGCAAGACTTTCATCAACTACTGCTAAATCCGAGTCATTCGGTTGTCCAGTGTTTGGTTGTTCTTGTTCTGCCTCTGCGACCTGTTGTTCAGAGTTTTGCACTTGAGGTGTTTCACCTATCTTGTCAAGTTCGTTGTTTGCAACTCCACTTTGATTTAATAGGCCTACAATCTCGTTTGCAGTGCTTTCTAATGAGCCATCATTTTCCATGATAGTCCTTTCGTATGCTAACAAACATTAGTGTTTGCTAGATTCCTCAGTTCCCTAATGGGTTGACCTAGAATACTTTGGGTGCTTGTTTACTTTGTTCTGCTAATTCACCAGTCTGCATTATCTCTTGCAGGTGTGCTTTTACAGTTGTCAAAGTGTTATAACATAAATAGATGTTTGTGCGTTCAGCGACTTCATCAACTTTAGTTAAAAATATTTCATCTTTATAAAGAGCCTCTAGTTTTTCAAAAGCCTCTTTTAGCAAAGGTTCATCAAGCAACTGTTTTGCTTTATGACCTCTAGTTATTTCTTCATCACTCATAAATTATGTAGTTTTTTTAAATTTGCCACCTGCTTTTTTGTATTCCTGCGATAACCACATATTTGCGTATCTGCTAGGGTACACATCAAACTTTTTTTTAGCTTGAGCCTTTTTTTGTGCGTAAAGTTTTTTATTAGTTGGTTCTTTTCCCATAATTTATTCTTTTGGTACGATTGGTAAAGGTGGCAATGGACTTTCAAAATCAGCACTTGGAATATCCATTGGTCTTGGTTCTACTGGTGGTTGTATTCCTTGAGGTGGCATAGGTACATTCATAGGGTCGTTTGGTGGTATATTTGGTTGTGGCATATTATTTTTTGCAAACCCACCAATTTGTTTCATTGCCTCGACTGACAACTTAGTTTGTCTTTTAATTTCCTCTTGGTCTATCTGCCTACCATAATTTAACTCTAGTTCTTGTATCTTAGTTTCAAAGTCTAATAGTTGTTTTTCTGCTTTTAACTCAACTTCTTTTTGTTTTAGTTCAAGTTCAGCAAGTTTACGTTTATTTTCACCCTCAATCTGCGCCATTGATACTTTCTCAAATTCAGATGGTTCAGCAGGTTCTTCCTCTGGTATTGGATTTTGTTCTGGGTCTAAGAAAAATAAATCAACATTCTTTAATCCTGCGCTCTCAACCATCATTTCCAATGTATTGTAAATCTTTTTTAGATTTACTAATGGTGCTGACGGATTGCCTTGCGTTGTTAGTGCTTGTACTTGACGTTCTAAAATATTATTTAAGAAAATCATCTGTTGGTCTTGATTACCAGTACCTAATGCAGATGTTATGGATATATCACATCTATCTTTCCACTCATAAGGTTTGTAAGGTACAAACTTATTTCTAATACGAACTATGTCCTCTTTATTTTGATATTTGACAATACACTCTAGTATCTTTTTACCTAAATCATTAACACCAGTATGTGCAAATGTTCTCGCAATAAACTCAACTCTGCTTTGTGCTTGAGTCATTACTTGATTTAAACCAGTAGATGTTTGACTATTCAATGCGTCTGCATTTAACCCTTGACCTAGTTTTGTAACACCAGTTCTAGATTCTTTTAACTCATCATAATATTTTAACAATGGGTATGCAGTATCGCCTATTGATTGAACTGGCATAGTCTGTATAGACTCCATTGGATTGCCTTTAGTTCTCACAATCATGTTTGGTCTATTTGATAAAATATCAGATACGTTCACTCTGCTATCATCAATAGCAAGTCTGTTGTTCTGTATGCCATAAATATTGTCATTTAAGGCTCTCATCACATACGTTTTAACTGATTGTACGTCTTGCACTAATTCTGCTATTGAACGACCATACAATCTATGTGGCATAATAATTGGTGTTGCAGTTACAAATGGAAAACTATCATAAGGCTCATCTGACAACAAAGTTTCACCATTATTACCTGCTACCACAAATTTTCTTAATTCAGATTTATGTGTGCCAGAATAATCACACTTAACATAACACTCAAAGACCTCTACATCTTGCGTTGACAAGTCCGTTATGTCTCTTTGTATAGAATTATGAATATCACTATGCCTTGTTTGAAACTCAGTGTTCATGTCCTCAACTCGTTCTGTTGGCAAACTCATTACTGTTTCTCTATCAAAACCTAACTCTATCAACTCGCCACGAGTCATCATTTTCTTTTGTGCTATAAAATTTGCGTCATCAATGCTTTTTGCATTGCTTTCAATTAACATTTCTTCAGGTGGAATACCCTCAATACAAGTTTTACCTTTTTTGTTAATTCTATGAATAACAACATCATGCAACATTGCAGTTGGTTGAACATCTATAACTGGTTTAGGCTCTTGTTCCATACCCATCATGTTCGCCTCATATTCTTCATGGGTTGCAAATGGGTGTACTGTACCATCTGGCATTGTGTGTGTTTCTTCCATGCCCATAGGTGCAACTGGCTCTTGCTGATAATCGCCAGTTGGATTCTCATCTACATATTCAGTATGTTCTATGACCTCAACATCATTATCATCAATCAGCATTAAATATTCATCATCAGATAAACCCTCATAGCTTTCTCTTACTACTTTGTCGGTATATTCGTGATAAACTTTTAAAAACCCATTTTTTTCTAACAATGCGTCTTTTAAAAAGTTGTGCAGTAAAACCCACCCATTATTTTTTTTAAAAAATATGTGGTTTATATAATCAGTAGATTGCTCTGCTATCTCAACATCTTCAACACCCACTGGCTCACAATGAAACAGCTTGTTTGATTGCGTAAAGATACGCATTAGGTTTGCCATTAATGGTTCGATTGCGTCAGATACATCACTAGATATAACTTTAGACCTACCATCTACCTCATTACCCATTGGGTTACCAAGATAGTAGTCTAATGCAGTTTCCCTAGTCTTAGATAAGTTGCCAGAGTAAAATCCTTGAGCATTGGCAATATGTTTGCCTACTAACGATTTAACCTCGTCAGCAGTCATCATTTTATGTTTTTTTGCCATTACCTTTTTTTACCTTTGCCTTTTTCTTCTTTTTTACCTTTTTTGTTGTATTGAATAATCATACTAATCCTATGCTTTCTATTTTTAATGGTTCATTCCAGTTACCTCTGTTTGCAGTACCCATCAATGCCATGCCATATCTTAGTGCGTCAGCACAATGACTATGCTCGTTATGGGCAGGTCTATCTCGGTAAACTCGGTGTCTGGAGTCATAAACTTTGGAATATGATTTTAAATGGTTAATGCCCTCTGCACATCTACCCTCATCAAACCAAAAATTTTCAAAATTATGTCTTACTGTTGCAATCCCATCTGCAACTGGTAATTTTGGTGCTATTTCTAAATTCGTTAGACCTAATTCTTGTAAAATTTGAAATCTTGATACTCCAAGACTTAAATCTCTTACTCTAACGTCATGTGGTACAATAATTCTCGAATAATTGTACGATTTTTTATCTAAAAGGTCTGCCAAATGTTGCAAACCCTCACCTTGATATTCAACAAAATCAATAAATCTGTATTCATGCTTATTTCTTTGCACAAACCAAATAGATGTTGCGTCATTTATTCCTAAATCTATGTAAACTTCGGTTTCTAAGTCTAAATCTTCTTCTAGTTTGCAAATACGACCCTCATCATAGGCCTTTTGCACATAACCACCATAATATGAGCCAGTAATATTAGCCTCAAAACTACATTCAAACTCTTGGTCGTATGCGTCTTGACCCATTTGTTGTTTTGCGCTCTCAAGTTCCTCATTAGGAACAACCTTAGTTAATGAAACTGGCATTAACATATTAGCCCAGTCATCACCAGATTGCTCAGACTCGGCATATTTAAATATTTTATATAAATAATTCTGTAATTTTGGTGTACCTACAAAGACACATCTGGTCTTTTCACCATTCATATCATTTCTATCAACTAATGCAGGTCTAATAATCTGGTTAAATAATTCTTCTTCCATCATTTGAACCTCATCAAGTACGCAATAGTCAATATATCGACCTCGAATCTTATCTTGGTCTAAACTGCCCACTATCTGCATACGACTTCCATTTGGAAAATCACATCTTAGTTCAGTTTGATTAAACTTGACGTTGGGTATGTCTTTGGTCAGTTGTTGCCAATAGTCAAAGTGTATTGCCTTACCCATACCAATAGTTGGTGTAATTATATATCCTCGCCAATTTGGTTTTTTGGTTTTCAAGGCCTCACGAATGAGGTGCATACTTAAAGCCAGACTTTTTCCAAATCGCCTATGACAAACTGCTACTACAAATCTATGGTTTTCTATAAGTTCGTGTAATTCAGCTTGATACTTTCTTGGCTTATAATCCAAGACTATATTCGGCATAATGTTTATTTAGTATTTAGGTGCTTTACTTTTAATTCTATTTACTTCTTTTTTAGACATATTAACACCAGTAGTACCTTTTATCTGCAAGTTCATTAACCTTTGCATTTCAGCAAGTCTTTTTTGTTCATCAGCAGACATAATCGCACCATAAACAGTTTTAACCATATCTTTAAAATTTGTCATAGAATGATACTCCCTATAATGGCTACAACTATTATTGCACCTGCTATTTTATATTTGTTTGGTGTGTTATCCCACTTTTCTTCGAGCCACCATTTAAAATCATCAAACATATTAACCTCTCAATGTATTGTTGTGTTTGTGTGTAGCGACCTATAAATTTTAGAACTTTCTAAGTTTAGGTCGTGAAAACTTAGTTTTTTATTTTGTAGAATATCGTAAAGATTATCTGCAAAATCTTCTCTGTTGTCCTCTGATACAAAACCCCCCACTGTCATAATTACTAGGTCGGATTCCTCGTCAATAAAGACATTGAATATGTAATCTTTCATGTAAAACCCTCTAACTGTGTGTTTGAACTACCCATCTGCACCTGCGCCAGACGCAAAAATAAAATGGGGTGTCAAATCGCAGAAAACCCCCACTTTTTGAGATTAAATCTCAGAATTTATTTAACCAAAATAGGATAACATTAATTAAATCAATAACTTAGTCTATAAATTTACTTGAATTGAAGTGAAAAAGAAAAAAAAATACAATTTTTCTTCGTGAGTCTTGGTCAACTTTTCAAGGTTCTGCAATGGGTGAATTAGTTATTAAAGTATTGATTCGTTTAACTTCTCTTATGACTTCCAACTAATAACAAGTGGTTCATTATCTGCATTATTTAGGCTTATTTGTTGAGTTGTGCCGTAAGTTTTAGGCATTAGCTTGGACAACTCGTATTGAACTTGACCTTGTTTAAGTTTCATTGCATTAACTCTGGCCATACTGACTCCCTTTGGGTCAATGCTATCCTTGCACAATTGATTTAATTCTTCTTTGATTGTACTTAATTCATAATCTAGTGCGCTTATTTTGGCTTGATGGTACCGATTTAAGAGTTCTCCATCTTTTCCTATCCAATTACACCACGTTTGAAAGCTGATATTTAATTCTTTTAATGCTGTTTTGATTGTCTTACCTTGTAATATAGTTGAAATGATGGAGTCTACTGTTTTTTTGCTAAATTTAGCCATTGATTCGCTTTAAATGATTGATTTTAGTGATAAAATATAATTTAGGTCAAATTATATCTAAATTTAGTCAAAAAATGCCTAATTTGTCAATATAAGACATAAAAAAAGAGCCTATATACAACATATAGACTCTTTTTATTTAATTTATGTTTTTTCTATAAGTTTTTAATGTGAGTATCCCAGTATGAAAAAAAATTTTCAATATATTCAATTTCTTCTTTGTCATCACATACATCTAGACGATTTCTTATAATATAATGAAAATCTTGTTCTAGTTTTTTTAAATCATCAATTAAATAATTTTTTAATTTTTCATTTCTCATTTTTGACTCCTTATTCCCATTCATTAATATCTGATTGATTATCTTTGTAGTAAAACAATAAATCCTTATTAGGTACACTAGCTAATAAATCCTCAGCTTTTCCCCACTCGGTTTTTTTACCTTTCACATAAGACCAACACTCAGCACCATCAACCCAATAGATAGAACCTTTATTTTCACCAAAATAAAGTTCATCTACTTGCACTTCTCTTAATTGGTGTATGCAATATTCTCTTGTTTTGGCTAATAAGTACTCTTTGACTTCTAATCGCTTACATATTTCATTATGTATAACATCTTGAACAGCGAAATTATAAGTTTCAGCATTGTTATTGTTTAAAGATGTTATTGGGTCGAAAGCAGGTATTAATTCTTTACTTTGTAAGGCTTCAGTAATACCGATACTAATATCTCTTGCTTTGTCGTTATCCATTTTTGACTCCTTTGTTATTTTTTAAAAAGAAGTAGCAATAAAAAAAAGATTATTACTACTATTAATAAGATTCTTAGAATTAAAAACATTATGTTTTATAAATATAGAATGTTTCATCATCTATATTGACCTCATATTCTTGGCCATCATAAAAGTTGATGAAATGACCCCTGCCATCACAACGAATAGCATCAGAAACAAATTCATCTTCATCTTTTATCATTGCTCTTATAGCTTCATTAGCTGACTCACATTTATCTTGTAATAATTCAAAGATTTCAGAATCAACCCCAGTATGAGACTCTAAAAAGTGTTTATTAAATGCCCAGACAGAATCTAAAATATATTCTTTAGCTTTTTCATCTGCCTCATCATCTGTTAAAACGTAAAATTCAGTATCAAGAGAATCAACCTCATACATTTCATTATGAAATTTAGATTCTTCAATTACTGTTTCATTTAATTCATTAGACGTTAATTCATTGTCTAATAAATATTCTCTTAGTGCTTTCTCTTTTATATCCATTTTTGGACTCCTTTTATTTAGTTCAATTAAGACAACATTGTCATAACTGGCTACTAAATTAATAATTTTTTTATAAATGACAAGTAAAAAAATATATATTTTTCAATAACTTATCGTCTTTTTGATGGATTTGCAGTGTGGTGAAAACTGAGGTTCAATTTCAGAATCGATTCAGCTATGAACTATTTTTGGACTTTTTGTAATTCGAGAAACTTTTTTATATTTCCATGCGCTTGTTTGTTAATCGCATTAACTAAATCAACTACTATACTTAGATATTTATTCCTAATATGTTCGTGGCTTACACCATACATCTTAGCAAGTTTACGATAAGAGCAATGTGGCCTCATATAAAGCAGTTTTCTATCCTCTAATGGCAAGACTAGGCCTAAATCAGTACAAATATTGTATGCGTCTATATCCTCTTTTAAAAGGATATGACGATACTTAGGTTTCTCTTTCCACCTCTTACTGTGCACCATATCACTGAACTCACGTCTGTAATCCCATTTCATTGTACCCATTTTAAGTTCTTTTGGTTTTACAGATGGTAAGTGTCTATCGACTAACCAAAATGTCTCGAATAGGTCTATTATCTCAGTAATAGTAACCATATCACTGCTAACCCTTATTGCGTATGTATTCTGCAATTATCTGCTCTCTCTTTGTATCGCTTATCTCTGCACTTAATTTGAGTATCATTTGATTATACAAGCTATTTCTTTTGTTCTTCTCGATTGCATTTAAATAAGCAGGGTTCTTCATCTTCGCTGATTTACTAATAGCTTTTTGTAATCTCTCTAGTTTACTCTGTCTTGTCGGTGTGGGTGTGACTTTAAACTTGCTCAAGTCCATAATATTGACTCCAAAATATTTATATTCTCTCTTTTAGTATTATTAATAAGTATTATTAGTGGGTACTGTGGTATACCACCCATGTGTACTGTAGTACCCATGCCCTATGCCATCTCTTTCTTAATCTCAGCTAGTGATAGTACCACTGCTTTATTCCTCTGCTTACTGGCTACACTCTTTCTCATGTTTCTTAATCTCACCTTATTATGAGTATCGAGGTAGTAATGGTTTGCAGTGCCAGATTGTTTCTTTGTTTGCTCCCACTCCAATAATCCTAAGTCCTGCAACTCTTTGGCATACTTGTTGACTGACTTTCTTGTTTTAAGACCCATATTCTTTGCAAGATAAGACTGGCTTGGGTGAACTCCATCTCTATTAAATTGATAGAATTGCAGTAATAACAAGAATAAGACTTTGGCTTGGCAAGACATAGGCAGTTTAAGGTAACTATGACTGACCCTCGTAAATCGTTTATCTGGCTTGAGCCACTTGTCCTCTAAATCACTCATCATTCAGTCCATGAAAGTAATAAATCGAACTAATTTGTTCTTTCAGAATAGAGATTTCACTACTGCACCAATCATTATGCTCTGTCTTTCTGTACTCGAGGCATAGCCATAGCAACAAACCAATGATGATAACTTTTAGTGCGTTACTCAAGTTCAACCTCGACTTCCATTTCTTCATCATCAAATTTATTAATCTCGTTACCCCAATAATCCCAGTTCTTTGGGTCATATTGTTCTCTAGCAAACAACTCTATCTTAGGCACATCACCAAACAGTCTATGAATTCTGTCTTTTACCTCATCTGGCTTACGACTATGTTCTCTTATTCTTGAGACAACTAATTGGTCTACGTTCTTGTCCATGCGCTCCAATGGTTTACCTTTAGTAAACAACAAACACATTTCTGGGTTAGAACGTGTGTAATAACCCATGCCTTTAAAATAAGTATCTTTAATCTTGTTGACCTTGCACCATGTAAAGGCAACTGTCTTGTAAGTGAAACCCCACCAACCTGCTAAGTTAATTGCCATTGGTAGTATTGGGTCAGTGACCCACATGAACAATGCACAATCTTTATCTGCAAGATGTTCTATTTGTAAATGACCTATCTCATCAACTGTATTGGTTTCATAATGTTTCTCAGCAGACCTGCCCTTGCCTTTAGATGACCATGTAGAAAATTGCCAGTTAGGGTCTGCCAATATCACTTTATATTTTTTGTTTGGCAATGGGTGATAATCAAATGTCTCTTTACCACTCAATATGTCAACAACCTTACCCATCAGTTTAACTTCATCAATGTTGGTTGTATTTGTATGCAATACTTTTGGAATATATCTACTGGTATAATGCACCCAGTCATTTCCATTTCATACTCACCTTGATTAACTAGATGTTTAGTAGGCCTTATGTTTTCAAAAATTACACATTCAAATAGTTTAATTAATGGTATGCAATAAAGTTTGAGACCAGTATCTATGTAATAATAATCTGCTTTACTCTTTAAAATACCACTCTGATTGTCATTAGATTTTAATTCTATAAATATATTGCCAGTCTCTTTTGCTTTCTTATCGTACTTGCACTCAATCTTTTTATTAGTTTCAGCAATATAAATATCATAGTCAGAAAACTCTGATGGTATTCTAGTAGCTGTTGGGTATCTTTTTTGTATCATTAGACACAACCTGCTTTCAAATTCGTTGCCAGTTTCTAAATCTTTATGAAATGAACTCATCTAATTGTGTTTATTAACTTTCTAGTTGTAGGGTTGTTTTTTAAAATGTCGTAAAATATGTATGCAATTTCATCTGGGTTATCTAAAAAGAATTGATAAATTTGTGTTTCAAACTGAGCCACTACACGTTCCTCGTCAGTATCATTAGCAAGTGGATTGCCCTCTTGATTAAGATGTGCCTCTCTTACACAACCATGTAAAATTTCATGCAGGTTAGTTTTACAACTATCCTCATCAGTCAATGCGTTCTGAATTAATATAGTTTGTGTTTTAAAGTCATATTCACCAAAACTATCTAACAACCTATTGCTAACAAACTCTGGCAATACATACTTAATAAATAATTTACTAACTGAACCTAACTTAACTGTTCTGTCTTTTCTTATATCCATTAACTAAGTCCTCAAATTTAACTTCGCCATTAGTTGCTTTTTCAATAGTTTCCATGAAATGCAGTCTTGGTATTCTTAGACCCTCAACCCATCTGCGTATGGTTTGTCTAGGATTCTGCCCAGTTACTCCAAATTGGGTTGCAAGTTCTTGTAATGTAAGATTATTGGTTTCTTTGTATTCTTTTAGTAACATATAATTTAGTACCTTTATTTAGGCCAAAAAGTCAATATCCAATTTGGCTATATGTACTAATTAGTGATTCGAGCCAAATTACAACACAATTTAGACATATTTATACTGATAAAAATTAGTGGTAAATTTTGACTGGACAAAACTAACAATATTTGTTTATAATTGGCTACATGAACTATTTAGGATTAATTGACAATGTTTAAGTTGAAAATGCACATATTAATGCAATATGGCTTTTGCAATCCACCTCGAAGTGGTTGAATATTATCTCAATATTTTTTTAAGATAAATTTCAACAAAATATGAGGTAAAACTAATGATTAGACAAAATAGTATAAAAAATATACTAAGAGAAAAAGGCATGACACAAAAAGAATTGTGTGAGGCTATTGGACAAGACCATATAAATTTTAATAAAATTATAAATAATAAACGTGGATTAGACCATCACATGGCACATAAGGTTGCAGAGGTATTGGGTGTGCAGTGGTTTCAAGTGTATGAACCAATGAACTCAACTTTAACCATTCATGGTCATATTGATTTCAGTGATTTAGAAAATCCACATATTAGATTAATTGACCCCATTGAGGACAAACGAGAACAAATTATATTGCATAATTATCTTGATGACCCAGATAATATTATCTGCATACATTATTGTAATACTAATGCAGTTTTCTTAATGAGAAAAAACAAAAAAGAAAGTTACCCAAGTGTTGATGGTTTACACTATGCAAAACTAAAAGATGGCTCACTTAAATTATTTGTAATGCACAATGGTGTTATAAGAAGATGGTGCCCTCATACATCATTAGAAAATAAAGCATTAAGGCAAAAACCAAAGATACAATATAGTATTCCAGTATCTAGAGTTGATTATGATTTTGTTAAAGGTGTGGACTAAGCCACACCTTTTTTTAGTCTTTAAGTACAGATGTAATTTTTAACATCATTTGTTTTAATTGTTTGCAATCATTTTCTGCTAAAGCATATAAAGAATCATCATTCATGTTGTAAAAATCTACATAAATAAAGCTATCTAAATATTTACTGTTTTTATCTATTACTTTTTGCAGTTTGGCTATAGTTTGTGCTTTTGTCATATCTATTTTACCTTTCTGATATGTCTTTGAGTTGTGCAGACTTGCCATTTGCTAAATGAGTTGCCAGTCTTTTCTTTAATTACTTTACTGGCCACTCTACCTACATCAGACATAATTGTTTTTTCAGTCCAGTTATCTCTGACATATTTAATCAATGCACCTTTTGTCATTTTACTATCAGCAGTAATGACCTCAGATAACATCTCATAAACTTTTTCTTTTGTTTGCTCTCTATTGAGTCCTCTTTGCTCATCAGATAATTTTACAAATGGTGTTAAATCTAACTTGTATTTTTGTAACAGTTTATTAAAAATATCTACATTGAACCTAGAACAAATAGTTGCATGGTCTAAATTTGCTATCCAAAAATGTAATGTATCATTATGACAAGACACATCATTGCAACTTACGTTTGGAACTTTTTTTAATAAACTTTTAACCTGCTCCATTGTGGGTCTAAAATATTTTTCTTTAGGGTTATATGTAATCATTGTGTATTTACCTTTTTTTTTATATGTACATATTATACTATATTGGCTACATTGTACAAGTTATTGTTTAATTATTTTTAAGCTATATATAGCCTCAAAAATTGCACGAAAATTTACCTAAAAATTAAAATTGTAAATATTTAATTGAAAATGTGTACTTATCTGACTAACTTGTAGACATAAGACGAATCATTTTTTTTTTATAAATATTCCTTTAATGGTTCGTCTTACTAAACAAAGGATAAAAAAAATTATGAATAAATTTACTTGGTTAGAAATTATAGAAGTGACTTTAAAAATGTTTTGTTGCATTGCTTTTGTACCTGCTTGTTATTTTATTTTATTAGTTTGCATTGAACTACAAAACTCAATGGTAGGTGCGATTGTCTAAGAAAAAAAAAGTTTCCCCCCCAAACGAGGAAAAGGATAAGACTACTGAGACTCCTTTTAAAATAAAACAATCAGTGGTCTTATCTGAACCTAACAGAGATATAACTCAGCTATCATTAATAGAACAAGAAAAGTTAAAAAGAAATTTTGTAACTGGTGAGGAATGGGCAAGGCAAGATATTGAATGGCTAAGTAACTCATCAATTAATATGCCAAACTTTTTATGGTTTATGAAGTACATCATATTAAGAGAGCATAAAAGAAAGATGGAAAGAAGTGCCAGAATGGAATGGGGAAAGTGGTTAGGTGAGTGGGCAGGATTAGTAGCAACTGATTATTGCAACATTGACCAAGCATGGGCATTTATAGTTGATAGTTCAAAAAGATATATTCCAAGTACAGTAAATGAACATGATGGTGAGATGAATGAATATTACATGACGTTTGGTAAACAAATGCTAACTGAAATTGTATATCAAATTAGATATGAAAAAAGAGATGGTGAAACAATACAATTAGAAAGACCAATTTATTATGTGATTGATGGCATTAATATCATGTGGACTGGTTTTATTGATATTGCTTATGTAGATAGCAGTGGAATCCTGCAACATTGGACTGAATTAAAAACACAATATCCAAAAGTAGGTGGTTTTTACAAAAAAGATTATGTAGTTAAAAAAGTTCTTAAAGGTAAAAAGGGTGAACGAATATGGAAATTTCCTAGTACCCCAAATGAACCTAAAAGTTTTCATTTAAATCAAATGAGTATCTATGGTCATGCTGAAAATGTCTTAGGTGATATGCTTTATGTAACTCCAAAAGATTCAAGATTTTTTAGACATGATGATTATGAAGAATTGCAGTGGGATAGATTAAAATTTGAAATGGAAAGCATTAAAGACAAGGCAATGGTAAGGCAAACACTATTACAGATGTCTGATGACCCCCTTAAAATTATTAAACTTGTACCACCAGAATATGACCATTTGTTCTTTAAGAACATTGAGCCAGAGTACAAGCAAATGATTTACGATATTTACAACAATAACAAAAAGGCAAGTTAATGACTGAAAAAAAACAAACAAAACCTAAAGAGGAAACTGTTTTAATTAAAGACCTCAATATGTATCAGAAAATTCATTTAGCCATTGAGAAATGTGCTGATGTGAAAAAGAAACAGACTGGTATGGGTTATTCAGCAGGTTCATACAATGATGTTCAGCAAGTTGTTAAAGAGGCTTGTCAATTTGCAAGGTTAGTTTTAACCCCAACTTGTTTCTTTGAGATAACTGATGACAAGATGATGATAGCAACAGTTGTATTAAATATAACTGATATGGATAATTGCTATAAAGACGATAATGGTAGAAATATGCACCATACACATAGGTGTGGCGACATAAAAGTACCACAAGTATTAAAAGGTAATCAGAACGACCCAAAGGTTAGTGGTTCACTAATGAGTTATGGGTATAAGTACCTGCTACAAAAATTCTTTCTATTAAACATAGAAGAATCTCAAGACTTAGATTTTGAGCAAAGTTCAAGTTCATCAACAGATGGGTTTGATTTAAACAAACTAAAATAGAGGAAAGTTAAATGGCAGAACCATATAATGTTCTTGAAAAGGGTGATGTAAAACTCTTTAAAAAGAACCCTAAAAAAACTCAAGACAATCACCCAGACCTCAAGCCAGTAGGCTATGATGGTGAAATTTGGGACACAATCAAGTTTGATAGTGCACTATTAGAAAAGATTAATGCTGACAAAGGCATTGTTCAAGTTGCTATCTATGTTCAAGATGATGGTCTTAAAGTTATCTTTAAACCTAAATGGGTAAATCCAAACCCAAAGCATAATGCAGGTGGTCAAACACCAACACCAGACGCACCTGCAATATCTGATGGTGATATAGATGATGAGATTCCTTTTTAATGCAGTACGCACTAGACATACTTCATAAAGCAGGAAACTTAATATCTGGCGATAGAAAACGTACTCATGGCGATTTTATTGAGAACCATGAGAACATTGCAAAATTATGGTCTGGGTATCTGGGTGTAGATTTATCTGCCCTAGATGTCCTTACCATGATGTCTTTACTTAAAGTTGCTCGAACTAAAGCAGGTGATTACGACCCAGACAATTACATAGATTTGATTGGGTACTCAGCATTAGCAGGACAATTAGCAAGTAAATTAGATGAAGAAAAGAAAGATAACGTGCATGACTGAGAATAATAGACTGCAATCAATTTTAATTAAAACTTATGTGGGCGCAGAGGGTGGTGGTCAATATAAAGTTCATGCAATTTTTGGGTTTTCAGAGTTTGATAAAAAGGGCAATCCGATAATAACTGAGATAATGATTAAAGTAAGGCCAGAGGATAGTTTAATTTCCTCAATGGTAAAAGAAAGCATAATTAGTTTTAATAAAGCAGTAGAGGGTGTTGGATTTGAAACACAATGCCAGAACATATCTAAGTCTGGCTTTGTTGGTGTAATATGTAATTATTTTTTAAACAACATAGACGCAATCTCTAATTTTAGAGAGGACTTTGTAATATCTAAAACTTTAATGTTAGACCCACAAAATCGGTTATCTACTAACTATAAAGAAAAGGATATTTATTAATGCCAAAACAGAATGTGCCTAAATATACAAATCAAAGTGTAAGTCACCACAATATTTCTTTTAATCTTAAAAGGCCTAGAGCAATAGATATAGACAAAAAAATAGACAAAATCAGAGCAAAGTTAGAGATAGATAGACGCAAAATATATTCTGATAAAGTAACTCAAAAAATACTAAATGGTGAAAAAAACTGGTATGTGCCCAAAAATACTGCGACCAGAGGTGATGTATTAGAGACTGTTGTAAACTACTATTTAGACCATGTTGAGTGAGGAAAAGACCTGCATAACGTGTGGCACTAAATTTATGATACACCACCCTGCCCAAAAACGTAAAAAGTATTGTGGTGATAGATGTAGCAAGTCTTGGACACAAAAAGTTAAAAGAGATGTATTAGATGATGACACTGAAACATTTAGTGGCGAATCATGAACCCAGATGACGAATATGGGTGGCTACACCCATAGAAAATAATACTTGATTAAAAATTCACTTTAAGTAAATATTGTAGCCAGACTTGGTGAACTCTAGGTAAACTTTTTGTTTTTTACTCAGTTTTCTCGAGGTTTTTAGGCAATAACAATCTAACTGGCTTATTCACGTCAATGTATTTCGCCTCAAAAACCTTAGTTTTTTTGAGTTTCTTGCAAAAAGAATCACACACAAAAGTTGGATAAACCTACGATTTTAGCCATTGTCTAAAGGCTTTGTCAATTACTGGGTAAATAGTAATCATTAAACAATTTGCCACTATTGACAATATGGCTACGAATGGTAAGTTAGTAGCCAGTTAATAACAATATAGACAAAGGAGTCTAAAATGAATGATACTAAAGAAACAGAAACAGCTTTTGTTTTATTAAATACATCTAATTGGCACCAATACCAAAGTTATAGACCAAGAGAATTTGGCACTGGTACTAAGAGTGTTTTTTCTAGTAAACAAGCAGGTCAAACTGCAATCAATACAATGTTAAAAAGATTGAATAAACGATTAGTAAAAGCTGAAACTGAATCAAACACTTTCAGAATTGACCAAATTAAAAGAGACATTGAAAGTATAAAAGTTCTTGAGGTTGTTGGTTATAATTATTTTTACGACAATGAGCCAATGGTTATAAGAAAAGACGCAAGAACTGGCGAGACTTTTACTGAAAGACTAAATACACCTTATTATTTAAGTCCAAGTAGTGAAACTTATTATTCAACTTAATATTAATTTTATCTTGCACCCCATACTAAATGGTGGGGTGAGAGATACAATTAAGTATCAGCACATAACAGAAAGTATATAGGTGTTACTATGAGACTACAATTTATCAAATTAATGAATTGCATGAAAGAGCATATAAGTAACGACCCCTATGTTTCTGACGTGCAAGTACAACAATATAGAAGAATGTTAAAACTAAATCTAAAAGAGCAAGATGAGGTTTTATATAAATTAACTGAACAAGCAAACATACAAGCAAAAAGGAATCAAAATGGTGGATAATTTAGAAGTATTAAACACTTGGTATGACAAGTTGCATGGTTCACCCATTTACCAATTAAAAAATGGTAAGGTGCAAACGTACATACAAATAGATGGCAAAGAAACTGACAATGGTAAAGTTCGATTTACTACTAATACGCAAGACGCATTAATAAAGAAAATTAAAAATGTTATTAAAGATGTCCAAAGTGGTAAAATCATTCTCAAACAAGATGTAGAAAAAAAATCAATTAACTGTCCTGCATTGATAAATAGAATGTTGCAAGAACTCCATGACGATTTAAGAACTAATAAATATGTGAAAAAAAGTAAGGCTATTGAAAAAATAAATATCTTTGAAAAGATTTTAGAAATAGTTTACTCACATAATGAGTTGTCTGCCACACCTATTAATATGTGGACTATGAGGCATTGTGATTTATTTAGAAAACAAATTGCAACTGTTTCAAAAAAATCAACTCCAAGTGTGAATATAAAATACTTTAATAAATTAGAAAACTTATTATCGTTTGCACAAATTCACTACAACCTTGAAAACAATGTTGTGACTGATTATAGGCATAACAAAAGTGTTATTAGCAATGGTTATTTCAAAGTTAGCAGACGTGAACGTAAACTAATTCTTAAAACATTAATGAGTGAATGGTCTATTGCTAAAATGCGTTCTTACTTTCAAAGCATTAAAGATAAAGATTATATATGGTATATGCTGATTTATGTGTTGGCTAACACTGGGGTAAGACGTTCTGAACTGTTTGGTTTTAGATATAATGATTTTACTTACAGTTCTAATGACCAAAGTTATTTAACTGTATGTGGTCAGATTGATAGAGATGGAAACAGACTAGAATTTACTAAGACTGAATCAAGTGATTATAGGCAAATACCTATTGGTATGGGTTTGGCAAAGAAGTTAAAAGAATACATAGATACTATGAAAGCAAACCCCATGATAAGTAACCCAGAGGGTATTTTGTTTCCTATGCTTAATGGATTTAAGATTGGTTCTAAAACTAAAGTGGGCAATGCCTCTTACTATAAGGCACCAACTGGTAGAAGTAGATTAGCTTTAATGATGACTGGGGATTATGAAATGCCTAAAGGATTAGCATTTCATTTCTTTAGGTCTTGGATTGCAACCCAATGGGCTAAATATGAAATATATAATGAGTTTATGATTTCTCGTTATTTAGGTCATACAGATATGAATACTACTAAAGATAGTTATATTCATGTTAATGATGGTACTATTGAAAACATCAATGTAAGTGATTTCAAAGAAAACCTATTATTTTAATTTTTATATTTTTTTATAAAATTATCTAATGGGTTTTCTGGAAAATTAAATTTTTCCTTACGTTTTTTTTCTTCTTCTTGTTTTTGATTTTCAAAATGAATTTGTAAACAATCATCATATTTAGAATGATGGATATAAATTTTGTGCATAGTAGGTTTCATTTTTTCCTCTACTACAAAACCATCACCTCTTAACACATCTTTCTTACAAATTGGGCAAGTGCCCATGACATCTGTTGCAGGAAACTTTTTGCTATATGGGTGGTACTTAGTTCTTCTTGGACTCAATTACTTCTTCTTTGAAATAATTTTGTTTAGACCAGTGACTCCCATACTTGCTGAAACAACTATTGAAATCATAATCCAAAACATAGGGTCAGCAGATTGTAAAATTGCCCAACCTTTTTCCATGTGTGGTTGCATAAATGGAACAAAGTGACAGATTAACAATCCCAGAAACACACAAACAACTACCTCGTCTTTTATTGAGTCTTTTTGTGCATTGATATGAGCAATGTCTATTTTAGTTGCACCCTCAATTTCTTTGGCTCTAATAATTTTATCTTTTTGCATTTTGTGTTCAATAGCACCAGTGGTCTTACTAACCACCAAATCCACAACTGGATTTTTTAATAGGCCACCACCTAAACCTAATAGTGGTTTTGCAACACCTAATAATGGTTTAATAAATAATAATGGGTTCATACTTCCTCGCCTTTAATGATTTCACAATCAAAATTTATTTTAATTAATTCTTCTTTTTGGGTTTCAAAAACATGAATCAAATCATGTTCTAAAATAATGAGGTTATCATGCAAAAATTCTTGGCATAAATTTTCACTATTAAATTTTACTTTTTGATAAGTAGACTTGTAATCTGGTGCATTTAAAAAACTTAACACCACTGTTACTACCCAAATGTTTAATAACTCCATATCGTTGGTCTAGTAAATCCATCTGACGCATTACAAGTGTCAAGATGTATAAATCTACTATTGCCTTTCTGGTTGACACCTATGCCAGTAAATATGCCCATATCCATAGCAGTGCGTAATAATATAAAGGCTCTTTCTCTATCAACACCTATGTCAATAGCTTTGCCACTGGCATGACTACCTGCTTTCCCAGTAGCCTCTAATTTTTTTCGTTCTATGGGGTGTGAGTTTCCAATGTTAATATAATCGGCATGGCGATAATAACTGGTCACTGGAAAACCAAAACCACACTTCTCTCTTAATGTGACAAGACTATCCATAAATCGTTCATTAAACCCAAGATAGCCAGTGTGCTGACATACCATTTCATTGACTGTAAAATATGGATAGTTCCAATCTAAATATTTTACTGGTTGTTCTTCAAGTATTAGTTCTTCATTTTGCATTGTTACCCTTACCCCTTACCCTTGTTTCAGATTTTGGCTCTCTAATTGTGCCATCTGCCATAACGTAAATTAAGTTGATGTTTAATTTTTTTTGTTTTTCGCTTGGAACTCTATGGATTAAACGTAAACCACCATTTCCATTTTTATTTCCTCTGTTAAAAAGAAATCTCTGTCCACCATATTTCACATCATACTTTGTGATTTCACCAGTGGCAGTGTTTAGTACCATTAAATCGCATAAGCCAATGCCACCTATGGGTTCAAACACAATACAATTCTTCTTTGTAGAAAAGTGTGCTTTGGCAATTTGTTCTGCCCACACACCTTTTTGTGCGTTAGTTTTTGTCAAAATGTAAATAAATTTATTTTATAATATGTTCAAATATTATTGTTCGAGCCTCATCAACAAACATGATAAGAATTAATATGCCAATAAATAGTGACCACTTCCACAAATGTGCAAGACTTTTTTCAGTATGATACCAGTGATTATCTTTCATAATTTTTAAATCTTTTTCCATGAGTTTATGACTCATCTTAATATTATGAACATCTTCTTGTATAGTTTCTATTTTATCTAATATTTTTTTTGTACTCATAATTAAGTCTTAATAATATAACTCATGGTTATATATGGTGAGAGGGTTGAGACACTATTGCCAGTGAAAGTTGGTGCTGATACTGAACCTGCAGGTGTTCCTGCTGAACCAGTAAATGTACCAGTTGCATTTAAACTATGGCTATGTGCAGTTCCACTACCTACACTTGATGAACGACCTGCGTCAGCAGTTACAGAACTTGAATTTGCTGATTGTAAATGTGTATCAGATGAACCCATGCCACCATTATTACCTTTATTAATGGCATATTCTTTTTGTGCAGTTGAAAAGAGATTAATACTATTTGTTGTCAAATTTTGGTTGTAAACAAGATAGTGAAAGTGACTAGGTAGTTCTGCTTGAGTTAAAGCATGACCACCAGTAGAACCACTGATAGAAATTGAGCCAGATGGTGTAAAGGCACTACCAGTAAAAGTTGGTGCAGAATTTGTTCCAGTTGGTGTAACAGTAGCAGAGCCACCAGTAGCACCTAATGTAGAGTACGTTGACCCTTTGCCTAAAATAAATCTGTCTTGCAAGTTAGGTAAATAAAATTGGCTTGATGTTTGTGTTCCATAAGTATTACCTAAGACTGCAAATAAATCTGGGTAATCAGTTTTGTTTTTTAATGAACCATCAGCAAATAACCAACCATCTATTATTGATGTGCCAGACCACATAACTATTGACCCAGTTGGTGAGGTTGATGGAATTGAAGTGTTTGCAGGGTTTACAATACCAAGTTTTAAACTTGTAATAGTACCAGACCCAATAGACCCACCACCATCAAATGACATTGTTATAGTTGTATTTGGTGAGTTAAATGCAACATTAGTAATCTGACCATATAAAGTAGTGCCAGTACCATCTACTAATTTAACTCTACGACCATTTGTATAATAAGAAGTAACATTAGAGGCAATCGTTACTTGAGTACCATTGACCCTAGTGTATGTTGTTGCAGTTTGACCATTGCCTACCTCAATCCATTCTGCCTCAAGATACCATGACTTAATATCTGCAATTAATTGTCTAGCACCATCATTAACAGAACTTGGACTTTGGTTTTCTTGAAATGAACCAGTGGCTAATACGTTGCCATTGTTAGCAGGTGTTGTTCTGAAATTTTCTATTCCCATATTTTATTCCTAGTATTTAATTTGATAATTTAATGCAACATAAGGGTTAGTCATGTCCATTACATTACCAGTAAAGTTAGGTGCTGATACTGAACCATTTGGTGTTACAGTTCCACCACTTAAATTTAATGTGCCACTTAATGAGTGAGTATGACCACTGCCACTACCAACTGAACTAGATGGGTGTAAAGATGGTGTTGCATTAGCAGTATCAAAAGCAATACGATATTTAAAATCATCTGAACCAGAGGCTTGATAATATTCTATTGAAGCTGATTTATCGTAACCATTGCCAGTTGCACTATTATTAATTCTTGCCCAATCAGTTGAGGTATTTCCATTCATTGAATGATTTGCAAATAAATAGTGTGAGTGTGATGGTAATTGGCTTTCTGTTAATGAATGTGAGCCAGTATTACCACTTAATGCTACTGAACCACTTACACTTGATGATGAGCCAGTAAAAGTTGGTGCTGAGTTAGTTCCTGCAGGTGTTTGTGCAAATGCACCACCAGTTGTACCTAAACCATGTGAACCAGATTTACCTAATGGAAACTTTGCTTGTAAATTTGGTACGTTAAATGTACTGCTACCATTACCAACCCCAAAAGTAGTTCCTATTTTAGTAAATAATGCAGAGTAAGTTGTTCTTGAGTAAGCAGTGCCATCACAAATTAAATAACCAGAGTCAGCACTTGCACCCCCAGTCATTAATATTGTTCCAGTTGGAACTACACTAGGCAATGATGTGTTTGTTGCAGATACAATTCCATAAGAAACTGATGTTGGATTACCAGAACCTAATGAACCACTATCAAATTCAAATGTTAAAGCAGTATTAGGTGAGTTAAAAGAACTACTTGTTATTCTACCATATAGTGTTGCACCTTGCCCATCTACAATCTTAACTCGCCTATTAACATGAAATTGGTCAACAACATTAACTGGCATAGTTATTTGTGTTGCTGATACTCTTGTATAAGCCACTGTATTTGACCCAGTGCCATACTCAAACCATTCTATGTTGTTTGCCCATGACCTTATTTGAGCCATAACACTTCGCCCTGCGTCATTCAATGTTGATGGTGATTGTTGCTCTAAATAATTGCCAGAAACTAATCTGTTACCATTTTGACTAGCAGTTGTACTCCATGCAGTTATACTCATTATTGACTACTCCAATATTCAATCATCTCATTTCTTTGTCTTTCTGCCTCTAGTTGTTCATTTTCTACTTGGTCTATTCTTTCTCTTTTGATAGTTTCTGCTTTTCTATCTGGGAAAGTATCAGCATAAGCAACTGAATAATTTTTATAAATAGTTTCCATTATTCTTAATTTTTGCTCTTTATTACTTGCTTTTCCAAGTGCATTAAGTAAGGCAACACCATCTGGTGATTTTATAAGTTCAGCTAACATTTTTGTGTTAGTGTTAAATGCCCATTCCTTTAATGAACCAACTGTACCTAATGCAAAATCTAATTTTAAAATAGACAAAAGATTAGCAGATGAACTTTTTGACATAGTCTCTTGAAATTTAATTTTTTCAAAAGTATTAGAATTTTTAATTGGTCTAAACATTTCATCAGAAATTATTTTAAATTCGTCTAATGATTTTTTAAATGAACTATGTGTAATTTTTTGATTTGGATTTAAATTTTTATTAATTTGTTCAAACCAGTTGTTTAAATTTTTATAATCGTCAGATGTTTGTACTAAGGCCTCATAAATTTTAACTTGGTTAAATTCAGCTTTTTTGCCATCTTTAATTACATTTGTAAGTTTTTTAGAAATGTAATATGGCATAAGTTGTTCTAGCACTGCACCATTACCAGTATTTTTAAGCATTTTTATAAATGCTTGTATTGTGTTTGGACTAGGATTTGAGGCCATAAACTTCAAAGTTTTATCCATGAATTGTGTACCTGCAAGATTTGAGGAATTGCCAGTCTTACCTAATTGTTCCCAACTACCAAACACATCAACAGTCAACTCATTCATCTGGTTAAAAGTTTTTACTTGGTCAGCTTTATATGTTTGTGCCTCACCATATCTATTTACATTTTTACCAATAATTTGTTCATCAATTATTTTAATAACATTTTCTGCGTCTTTGCCATACATGGCTTTTGACTTGCTATCTACACTTTGTAATTTTGCGTTAAGATTATTTCTTAATGTTATAAAGTCATTTACACTGGTAAATTCTTTTGGTGTATAAATTGTTTCATACATTTTATTTCTATTTGCGTCATATCTAATTTTTCCATTTTTATCTCTTAATACTCTTTTTTCTACATTAAAGAATGATGGAATTACCTCTGTTTCCAAGAAAGATAAATTACTTGGTGTAGTACCAGATTTTTTTAATCGTTCTGATTCTTTTAATATAAGGTTCATGTCAAGTTTCATTTGGTCTGAAACTTTTGCATTTAAATTATCTTTACCTATTATTTCTCGCCATTTTGCATTAACACCATCATAATGTTTGACCATGTTATCAACTGCATTTTTACCTAAAATTCTACCAGAGTTATCTTTTACCATATCTAAATATGGCTTAAATCTTTCTTGGATAGTTTTATCAAACTGCAAACCACGTTGCACAAAGAACTCAGCTAATATTCTTTGTCCTGCCTCTGAACCTTGTAACGAACCAACAATGTTGTTGACTCTTGAATCGTCTAATAAATCTGCAACACTTCTTTTGCTACCAGTCCAATTAATCCATATATCATCAAGTTGTTTTACGTTCTCAATAAGAGGTGACCATTGTGAATATTTAATTTGATTTAAACCCTCTGGACCAAGAACTCTTTCTAGGTATTCTTTTGTATTGTTACCACCTACTTTGCTTGTAACTTTTCTACTTATAACGTCTGCAACTATTGTTGCACTTATACCTGCCATACTATCAAACATTCCAAGATTGTATGCACCACCACCAATGATTGCTGAACGTATTGCTTGAGCAGATTGCATACCACCAAAAGGATTTTTAAATGCACTAGAACCACCTGCCCATTTTGGTATTTTATTTAAACCAAATTTGTCAAACACTGCAAAGTCTGTTGCAAATGTTACTGTTGGTTCACTTGGCAATATGCCATAACCTGCACCAGAAATTTTGTCTTTATCATCAAATAAACTTAATGGATTTGACTCTCTTAAATTAGCACCAAATGGTTGAAAGACATTTAACAATGGATTTGCATTATCTTGTTCTAGCAAACTTGGAATTGCAGTGCCAAAGCCTTGATAACCTGCGTCACCATATTTACTTTGGTCTAACAAACCAGTCTTATATTTACCATAAGCTATACCCTCACCTATAAGGTTAGGAATATCTAATAAATATGAACCTGCTCTCGGCACTGCTCTTGCAGTAGTCAAAGCAGTATTAGTTAAATATTGACCTAAATTTGGATTTACGGATAACGTGTTTTCTTTTACATTTTTCTTCATCTCATCAACAGTAGAACTATTATCCTCTACTGCTGAATCTACTATCCAATAATTTTCACTCATATTTAATTACTTTTATTACGAAATTGATAATTTAACATTATTTGTTGTAGGCCTTTGCCAGAATATGGAACTGCGTCTGTTGTCAATCCGTAACCATTTAACACTAATGGCATTGCAACAATTCCAAAAATTGCCTCACGTTTACCAGTTTGAAGTAAGCCATCTAAAGTTGCTTTGTCTACACCTTGTTGTTCAGCAATTTGATAATGTACTGGTTCAAAAGAGCCAGTTTCTAAAATATTATCAGCAATAGAATACATCTCATCTGGCACATAGCCACTATGTTCCCACACAACTCTTTCTTGACCACTTTCAAGTTTGACAATTTTCTTTTCTGTTTTCCAAACACTATCAAGAGTCATTTCACTGCCATCTTGATAAATACCTTTAGACCATTTGTATGGTGTTTCTACAAACTCACCAACTTCCTCTGGGTTGTTGTACACAACTTTGTATCTTTCTATTCCACCACTTGTAAATTGTTCTTCGTAAGGTAGGTCTTGCCATTCTTCTAATGATATTTTTTTACCATCAGGTGAAATTAAATGTTTAATAGAAATATCTGGTACTGCAAGTTGATTTCTTTGTATAATAGCAGTTCTAATGTGAACTTTTGCTAAATCACCCATTAAATCATCTTGTTTAATTGCAAAAGCAAATGGTGAGTCACCAGACAATAATCTTTTTGGCAGTGATAATATGCCACCATCATCTGGGTTAGCAAATCCACTATCTGGCATAGATTTCAAAATACGACCAGTCTCGTTAATGTTCATCACTGCTCCAGTTTGCGCCCTAATAGCCATGTTTTGACCTTGCAGTGAGTTAGCATACCATTCGTTTGCAAAATCAGTAAACTCGCCATTAGTCATTTCTCTACCAGTTTGTTGATTTATTTTTGTGTTGCCAAATTCATCTACAAATATTTCATCACGTCTATTAACACCTGCTTTTGGATTATTTTTATCAAGCCAATTACTCCACCAAACATTAGTCTTACCACCAAGTTGTAAATACTCTGGTTGGAAAGTATTTTTAATTTGTATTTGGTTTGACATATTCATTGCGCTTTTTGCAAATTCTGTCTGCCATGCTTTAATATCAGATGTTAAAAGGTTTTTACTATCTACTAGATTTTGTGGGTCTAAATTATCTGGTCTATCTACTCTATCAATCTCGTTAATATTTGTTTCACTGCTAACATCTTCACCTAGTAAAATCCTTTTTGCTCTTTCTATTCTTAATTGTTCTTTTAACAAATTAGGATTGTTAGGGTCATTTATTAGTTGCGCTTTAATATTAGTTAATTGGTCATCATAAATAGCAAGTTGGTCAATAATCCACCCCTCTTTATATTGATAATCTGGTTCATCACCTTTTAATACTAATTGTGGTGGCGATACATCTGAATAATATTGTTGTCCATCTATTTCAATAGTTGGTCTAGCATTAGGTTTATCAAATTCACTTACTGGGATTGTTGTGCCATCATTCATAATCCAATTTTGTACACCATCAATATTTACAATTCTTCTATCAGATGGTTGTTGCATAAATCGTTCCATGTATTTAGACATAAAACCCTCTGGGTCTATATTGTAAGCAGTTCTTTCTGCGTCAGTAAGATTTGACAAAATATCGTACACTGCTTTTTTTTCAGCTAGACTAGGATATTGTGTGCCAAATAATTGAGATAATTTTTGAAAATTGTTTAAAGGTGCAGTTACATATTCTGGGTATTCAGTTGCAGTTTCAAAATTATAACTAGGTGGTGCAACTTGACTGATTGGCAAACCTGCATTTGTAGATGGGTCGTAAACTGGTTTTGTTACATTGGGTTGTACATTGTTAATTAAACCTTGATATTGATTAAAATTATCTTGCACATTGTTATATATGTTATTTAAGCCTAAAATATTATTTTGCATATTTTCTTTTCTTTGAACATTGTTGCCAAATATATTTTTGTTAAAACTAAATTCAGTCATTACCCTAATAATCCTTTCAATCTTTCATTTCTTAATAAACCAAATTGTCTTGCTCTATTTTGATTAACTCTATTTGCTAATCTGCCAAATTGTGGTGGTCTTATGGGCATACCACCTATTTCTTGTACGACTGAATTTAAATTTAGGTTAGGTGCAAGATTCATATAACTGCCTTGTCCATATTTACCACTACTAGACTTTTGACCTTTGCCATAATTTTTTAACCACTTATCGTATGCTTCTTTAACAAAATTGCTCATAAATCTATCCTATTCCAAATCCAAATCCACTTGACTTACCACTAGACGTACCACTTGTAAGTTTAGTAGGAAATCCAAATGCGTAAGAGTTTATTAAATCTGCAAAGTCCATAAGTCTCATTCCGTATGCGTCTTGGTCATACATCATTTTAGACATATCCATTTCTGCTTTTCTATCTTTTCTGAAATTGTCCATACCTGCATAACCATAAGAGTCAGCAAGTGAAGTGTCTGCTAAATCATATAAACCAGTTTGAAAATCGCCATAGTTTGCTAATAAGTTAGCCTCAGTATTGTTCAAGTTTGCACCTGCGTCACCTAATAATGCAGAAATATCTGCACCTGCGTTATACATATTCTGTATGTAATCTTGATTGCCAGTAAATTGTCTTGCTCTTTCATTTTCAGCAAGTTCAACCATGTATGGTAATACTGCGTCAGATACACCAGAGCCTACTGCATTAGCATACGCACCACTGCCACCATATCTACCCATACCTGCAAACTCTGAGCCAATTCTATTAGTTATTTGGTCAGTAGTGCTAGACAAGAAATCATCAAGATAAGACTTGCCACCATCTGCACTCATCATGTCGTAAGCATTTAGGCCTTTACCTGCATTAAAATCATCTAAGCTAGTTCCAGTTCTACCAGTCTTTAGAAAATTTGATAGATAGCCACCACCTGCTGTTGTTGGGTCACCACTGAGATATGAATTGTATGCAGATGTTACGTCTTTAAATGCGTCTGGTTGAAAGTTTTTATACATTTCACTTCCATATTTTTCCATATCAAGCATTTCTTTTGTAGGGTCTGCATAAAGATTATTATAATCATACCCACCTAAATATTCTTTATTGCCTTTATCGTACTCAGCTTTAGCACCCTTTAATATTTCTTCAATATAGGGTTCAGTAGGTGCGTAAGGTTTTACCTCACTTGTACCACTGCTAGATTCACTCGATTTTTTACGACTGCCACCTAAACTCATATTATTTATCCTCTTTGTTTGTTAAGTTAATTTCTAAGGCCAAATGTGTGTCTTTAAATCCATAAGCCTTAAATACTTTTGACCAACCTTTTCTGGCCAGACAAATTGCTTTATGACAACCATTTGCTTTTGCATATTCCATTAGATTTTGCATAGCGACATATTGCCATCTTTTACGTTCAGTGCCAGTCATTACAAAAACTGACCCTATTTTAAATTGTGGTCTTTCTAGTATTTCAGTAATTACAAAACCTTTATGTGTTTTGTTCTCGCTATCCCAGACTAACCATAGTTGCATATCACCATTAACGAGTTCATTGTAAACATCATTAACGTCATATCCGTTTTCTGCTTTTACTAAGATGTTGTTTAAGTCATCTTTAATAAGCCAAAAGATTTCTTTAACCTTTTCTTTTGGTAAAAAGACTACCTTAAAAGGTAAGCCACTTGTTTGTGCCATCATATATTATGCTTAACACTCCATAATTTGTGTTAATTATTTTGTTTGCTGACCCCTCAATAGTGTTTCCACTGTTTGCAGTGATTGTTATGTTGTGCGTATTAGCACTGCCACTGCTATCCTTTATAATTAAATTAGTGCCTATTGGTGGTGACTTTGGCAAAGTAAGTGTTGTTGCTTGATTTACACTGACATCAAGAAACATATCATCTACTTTTACACTATAACTAGCCACCCTTACTTTTTCATAAGGTATATTTAATCTATTAACCATTGTATTAACTGCTTGAGTTAATTGTTGGTTAAAATATTCTTGGTTTTGCGTTGGTGTACGTCTTATATATTCAATAGCCATTGTTTCCACATGATATTAAAAGTAAAAG